ACATCGGAGCTTTCCCACACACGAGTAATGCCATTGTTGGTGTAGCTCGTCTGTCCGTTTGCGCCGATGTGGTTGTACAGTTCCGCTGCAATTCGTACTTGCAGCGACTGATACTGCGAAGGCAGCTCGTCCGGTCTGTTGCCGAAGGGGTAGCCCTGTGCAAATATCTTGTCTTTGGCGAAATCAAGCAGCAGGTCGAAGAGCGGGTAGTCCTCGTCCGTGACTTCACGGTCAAGTGCAGGGGCGATGTACTGCCCAAGCTTGACTGCCGCTTCGGAATACTGGTCTCCCATGCTGCTTTCCTCCTTTCGCCTTAGTAAGCCTTGATGCAGTACACAGCGTCCATGCGCTCAAAGGACGGCAGGACAATCTCAGAAGCATAGACGTTGGCGTTGACCGGGTGAACGGTCAGCTCAGTGGTGATGGCAACGCCGGTGTTCACGATGGACACGGATGCACCAGACTGACCAGACAGCAGGTCGGCTTCCTCAGGAGTAGTGCCGTACCAAGTGCTACCCAGAGCGCCGGACGGAGCAACCACCACCATGCCGTCAGGCAGGTACTTTTCGCTTGCGCTGTACTGGTCTGCCTTGAACATCTTATCGTACAGATGAATGGTCAGACCGGTTGCGGATTCGATAATCTGCCGTGCTTCGGCATCCAGCAGAACGGCGTTCGCCTTTGCGGTGACCGTCATGAACCGATTCTTCACCTCGTCCGCAGCAATCATGTTGCGGAAGGTGGCAGTGTTCATGTACACTTCGGTCACGACCTCGCCAACGCTTGCCAGAACAGAGTCCTTTGCGGCGTTCAGGTCTGCAATGGGGGTGGCAGTGGCAGCAGACCACTTAGACTTGGCGACACCGCTGATATCCTTAAAGTTGGTGGATTTCCAGCCGCCGTCCGGGTCGTAGTTGTAGGTGTAGTCCACGCCGTTTGCCTTGATGGTGATGCCAGGAACACCATTGGCGGGAGCCAGCAGCTGCCAGATCATACGCTCGGGTACGATACGTGCACCAGTGATAAGCTGTGCGGTGTCATCGTACAGACGGTTCATCACGTCACGAGCATAAGGGTCATTGCTGTCCAGGACACGCAGGATTTCCTGACGGTCTTTCTCGCCCAGATGGTAGCCCTCACGGAAGAACGGCATCTCGGTCTCATCGAACTTGAAGCCCTCACGGGTACGGAACGTAGCCTTTGCGTCAAATGCGCTGGGCATCAGAGAAACGCCAACGCCCTTGTGACCGCGCAGCCACTTCAGGTCAAGACCAGCCTTCTTCTTTGCGGGGAACAGTGCATCAGATGCGAAAGGCATCGCATTGGTGGGGTCATTCGTCCAATAGGCGGCAATCGCAGCCGGGGCAAAGACTTCCTTAAGATTCAGTGCCATGTTGTTTTACCTCCTATTAAGCGTTCACGCTGATGTTGTCACGGCAGAAGATGCCAGGAATGGCGGTCTTAAGCGCAGTAATCGCATCAGAATCATAGGTGAAGCCAGAGCTTGCAGCGGCTTTCTTGGTGTCGATAACGCCACGAATCAGCAGGGAAGCATTAGGGTTCTCTGCCGGGTCAACGTCATACAGAAGAATGCCGTCTGCGGTGGCAGAGGTTGCTTTCTTGCCAGCTTTGGTCATGGGATAGCCAGCCTTAACCGCAGCAGTTTCGGTCACGGTAAAGGGAATGGCAGTGTAGTCATTGGAAGCGAGGATGGTATCGTTGATTCCGTTGACCGTGTTTCGGGTAAACTTCATGTTTTCCTCCTTGTTAATGGAAAGCACTCATTGCGTCACTCGATGCCTTAGAAGTGTTTGCGTTCTGCTGTGCAAGGCTCTTAGCAAATGCCACGCCCTCACTGTCAGAGCCGCCATTGCCATCCGCACCCGGAGGTGTGGGCATATCTTTCAGCAGGGAAGCCTTGTATGCGGTGTCATGGGCGGTCATAAACTCCGCCTGAAACTTAAACACCTTGTCCATGTCACCGTCAGCCAGTGCAGACGCAGCCTTGTTGGCAAGTTCAGCGTCATAACCCTGTGCAACGAACTTTTCACGGTAAGATGCAAGGGTCTTTTCCTTGACGAGGTTCTCCTTGTCGGCGGTCAGGGCATCAATCTGCTTCTGCATCTCTGCCAGCTTGTCAGCCTGTTCCTGTGCGGCGTTCTCGTCATCGGTACGCTTTGCCTTGAGTTGCTTCTTGTACTCGGCGGCTTCGCCGTTGGCTTTCGTCACTGCGTTGCGCAGCTTCTCGACCTCTGCGTTAGGGTCTGCAACCTTTTCCAGCGCAGAAATGATTTCATCGGCGGTCATGCCCTCTTTGTAGGCATCACCAAGCAACACATTAAGTTTCATATCGTTAATTTCCTCCTGCGTTTTTTTACCGTTGCTTCCCTGCAACGCTGCGAAATTTATATCCCGGCTTCCCTGCCGTGTTTATGGCAAAGGACTATTCGTCCTCTGTTTCTTTATTGGTATCGGCAGACTGTTCATCTGCCACGTTCCCAGCATTTGTGCCGGGAACATCCTGTTTGGGCTGCTCCTGCGGCTTCGGAGCTTTCCCATCCTCGCCCAGCTTGCCAGCGGCAATCAGGAAAGGCTTGCTCATTTCGTAAGCAGCCTGTGGGTCGGGGAACAGACCAGGCGTAGTGAACGCCAACTGCGGGTCAATCGGCTGCTGCAACATCTGCGCAAAAATCTGAACCTTACTCTGCTGGTTGTCGTACTGACGGCGGGGCAGTTTGATGTTGATGTCGCTTGCCATCAGTTTAGAACCAGCCGTATCACGCAGGATTTTCAACATTACAGACAGGCTTTGGCGCTCAGCATACTTGAACATATTCTCGTACTGCTGCGCTCTTGCTTCGGTGTGATTCCAGCCATTACGGACGATAACTGCACCCACGTTGTCTGACGTTGCGTTCTCGCTGCCAGTAGCACTAGGCATGGCAGTCAGGCTGCGGTACACGTTCAACATGGAATCAAGCAAGGTCTGGCTCTGCTGCTGGTCAAGCTCGTTTGCAATCTGAGAAACAGAAGCGGGCAGACCAGAAGTGGATTTCAGGCACATTGCACCAAGCTCTTTTACTTGGTCGAGAGCATCCTTGTCCACAAGGCAATTGGTAAACACCATGATGGACTGGATGAACTGCGCCACACCGTCCAAACGGTTGCTTTCAAGGTCGTTGATGGCATCCAGCACAGGGATAGCCGGTTCAAACAGACCCATTCGTTCCGGGTTCAGCTTGTATTCGACCATCGGTAGCATTCCAAGGGAATGGTGTTCACCATTTCCTCCCTCGTTAACTACCTTGCCGTTGTCGATTTCAAAGTACTGGTTCGGCGTATACACACAAATCAGGTCGTTCAGGTCATTCTGATAATTGCGTGGGATGTGCAGAACATTGGCAATGGGCTTGTGTCCAATGCCGGAGTTGTAAATCACATACGCCATGTCCGGGTCGGGAACGTCCACCAGTAGGGGCGTTTCGTCCGGGTAGTTGCCGTTGTACCCTTTGTCAGGAAGAACGATGCGATATCCCTGTCCGCACTCCAACATCCACTGCCAGAGCCGCCGATCGAGTGCATCCTTGCCCTCATACTGCAAAGCATTTGACAGGCGGGCGATTTCCTCACCGTCACCAGTTGCCGTTTCAGACCGCACATAAGAGCAAGGAGTGCCGCTCATGTAGCCGGTGTAGAAGCCAACGCACTCGTTGGCATGATTCTCTACAATGCGATTGGTGATTTCAGCGTGGTACTCTTTCGTGCGGTGGAGGACAGGCTGGCTACCCAAGTAGTAGTTGTGCAGAAAGCGAATCTCGTTCTTATTTAGCAGATGAATAGGCTCTGCCTTGCCCATAACAACTTTCAGCACGTTTGACCGATTGATTTCCGTCTCCGGCGTTTCAATCGGTCTACGACCGGTCAGCGGTTCATTCAAAAAGCCGCCAACAACCGTCTGATACTCAGCCATGTGTTCCTCCTTTCCGGCAAAATAAAAAGCGCAGCAAGACAAACCTGTTAAGGTCTATCTCACTGCGCTTACAACTGCGCTTCAAAAGCTATTCAGTTTTTAAACTTTGGTACGGAGACCCATGTATCTTTTGGAAGGTTGGAATCTCCAATTGTAATCCAATGGCAAAGAGGGCACAGAAGGGAGAACTTACCTTCTACTTCGCCAAGATAACGTCCGCAATCACACGGATTGCCGTTTGCGTCTTTTCGAGGACGCTTGCATCTGACTTTCGTTACCATCTGTGCTCCTTTCGTTGGATTTCTGGAAACAGGCTGTTGAGCACAGGCCTGTCAGAAGCTACTGGGAAACTATTCGCACTTCCAGCCGTGCTATTCTTCGCCTGAAGAAAACCATTGCAGCCTTTACATTCAGTTGTTGGACGGACGTAAAACGGGTCGGCTGCAATTTTGGGTGCGGGGGCTGGATTTGAACCAGCGTCCTCCAGCTTATGAGGCTGGCGAGCTACCGTGCTGCTCTACTCCGCCATAAACCCGGCTTAATTGGTTAACCGCTGCTCTTTGCAATGTCATGCCTAACCATTGCATCGAGAGCCGGGAGTAGCGGTGGAGGATTCAGAGAATAGAAAGCCAAGCAAAGAAGATGGTTGTGCTGCGTAACGGAATCGAACCGTTGCTTGCCAGCCGTGGGGGAGACAGTCTGGCATTCCCCTTACAATTGGAAACGCAACATATAAAGCCCGGTGAAGGCAAAAGAGTGAGAAAACCTCCACCGGTGAAAGGAGGAATATGCCTATTGACGCCCAAGCAAGTAAAAATGAAAAAACCTTGCTGCGCTGGGATATTCCTTAGAGGAAGCTGCAAATCTTCCTGCGTACATTATAAGCCTTGTCAAGTGGTGAAATCAAATAAATAGACCCAGCGAACACAATATATTGTGTTTTTAATCAAAAAGGCCTCTTGACAGGCTCAATTTTACTGATTCCGTTATACAATTCATCGGCAAGCTGTGCCAGACTATCCGGTGCATCATCATGCGGAACTTTGCCAAGCTGCGTGAACATCGTCACCTGTTCCATAAACGCCTTGTACTCTTTCGACTGGTGTTTTTCATCAAGGAAATAGAACCGTTTGATGTCCGGCGCATACTGGATGATTCTGGACAGCTTGCTTTGACCACTTGGCGCACGTTGGCTGCGGACGGAGCAGTGATAACCTTGCTGCCGGAGCTGGCTGTCTACTACGTCACAATATTCATCACCGCCGTTGTTGGCTTCGCCACGCACCACGTTGATTTTGTGCTGGATGATTTTACCCACGACTTCCGGTCTGGTCACGGTCTTGTCGCCGTTATTGAACACAAGGTCAGGGATAAACACAGCATCTCCGTACACATAAGCGATAGGACAGGCCGTGAAGTCTCCGCCACCCCATGCAATATCCATGACCATGAGCTTGCGATCAGGCTCTCCATCAGGCAGAACACCGTTAAAATACCGCAGTTCATCGGCAGGGAACAGCAGACCTTCACGCACATAGGGCTTGCCCATGTACTTTGCCCACCATGTTGCATCGTCAATGCTGGCTTTCATGTCGGCATAGTAGGCATCGTCAAATCCCACGCCATAGTCATAATTGAAGTTGCTGTGCCCGTTCTCGTCTACCGCAGGAATCACTCGGAATCGGTACTTTGGGTTGTCTGCATACTGGTTCTGGATGCGTCCCAAAGGGTCAAGCACATTCCAACGTGTACCGACCATCAGCTCTAAAGCACCTTGCTTTTTTCGGTCTTTCAGCTGGTTCAAGTAGGCATCGTACTTGTTGTTCAAACGCTCAACGTTCAGGCTTTCCTCCAAGTCCTCGATCAAGTCATCGCTGTACAAAACGCCGCCCTCGCCGATTTCAACAGCACCAGTCAGCGTACCGCCGATGGAACGACAGGTCAGGGTGGGAAAGCGCTTTTTTCGGTTCAGGTCAACGCTTTCGTCCTTTGCGCTTTTGTCCACAAGCTGAACGTCAGGGAAGATTTTGCCCCAGTTGTAGGTAACAGGGTCAGTGATGATGGACAACACTTCACCATAGAAGCCGTTGGTCAGCTTGTCAGAGTGTCCGCTCATAACCGATGCAACGTCAGGGCGATTGCCCATCAGCCATGTGATGAAAAATATACAGAGCGTACTTTTTCCTGTACGCGGGGGCTGACTTACCCCAAGAAATTCTACACGGTGGAAAAATAAGTCCTCTAGGTCACGAACCAACGTCAAAAGAACCTTTCTTCTCGGCTGGTAGAACTTCTTCTCCGGCGCACGGTTCCATTCGAGGTAGATACAATAGCTGTCGAACACATCCTTTGCTTCAAACAGGTATGTCCGGCTAATAATGTCATAGACCTTCGCCACGTCCTCGCCTGTTTTCATCTTGCCCATCATGGCTGCGCAGACGGAGCGCAGCTCACCAGAGTATTTGTAGGCGTCGAACCGCTTGTCTTGTAGCAAAGCGTCCCTCAGGTTCACCACCGCCTGAAACCAGTCCTCGTAGACCTGCGCTTCGGTCGGATTCTGCTTTGCATACGCTTTGATGCTGTCGATGATGGCGATACACTGCTTTGGCTGCATAAAAAAATAGGCACCCCCTACCTGAAAATGTAAAGAGTGCCTACAACTGCACAAAAATTGAATATTCGATTTTTATAATGCAATTTTAGAAAATTTCTTTCTCAAAATCAATTAAAAGAACTGCCCGACCGTTTCTAACCCTTTTTCTACCTTCTTCATTATGCTGTTTTCGGAGAGATACTCCATACCTTTCAAGGTAATCTGCGGGTGAATCGGCTCTACAATATGTGGGAACTTGTTCGTCAGGTCTTGCGTGTAGACCAGACCACGAATGAAACCGTTCATTTGCAGTTCGATCATAATCTGCTCCCAGTCAGAGACCTTTATCTTCATTGCTTTTGCAGAGATAAGCTCATAGTCAAATTCTTCATCGCCCTTGTGCTTATCCAGCAGTTTGAGAATTTTGTAGATGGCATTAAAATTGTCCATAAGCTACTCCTTTCACCTGTTCTGTTCAGCAATCCGATACCATGTCTGGCGGGTCACACCAAGCTGTTTGGCAGCGTCATTCTTTGTATAATGTCGGCTCACGTTTGCCATCACAACCAACTTTCATAACGTAATCAAGATATTGTTTTACCATCGTACTATCTTCGCAAATGCTGGCATACATAGCAAGCTGGATATTCTGTCCTAAGTTTGATTCAGTTGGTTTAATGGTTAATCCTTCATTTTCAAAAATCAGAATGGAGTTTGCTAATTTGCATCCTTCAACAAAAGCAAACAATTCTTCGTATTTCACAAAATCAAAAATTGAACGCAGCTTTGTTGTTCCATCTTGAACAATCAAATTACCGCCATGAATATTTTCTAGCTTTTCAGTTAAATCCATCTTTTGTTTCTTACTCATATTGATGTTCCTCCAAAAGAATGGTATACTGTGGTTGCACCATTCTTTTTCCTGTTTTGATGAAGTTGGTGTACTCTTAGCGGTGGCTTGTGGTTGGGCTGCCGCTATTTTTATTTGCGTATCTTTCGACACGCTCATACCAAGTGGATTTCCCGATGCCAAGCTGCTTGCAGCACTCTTTTACGGTAATTTTGCCTTTTTGCTGTTGCTCTAATAGGCTTTCAAACTGCTGCTCGTCAACTTGCTTTTCCTGTCTGCCAAAGCTACGGCCTGTTCTGGCCGACACTCTCTTGCCATCAACAATAGGCATGGCAGCTATGCCCTCTGCCTGACGTTGCTTGGTTTTCTTGCGTTCCTGTTCAGCTACTGCGCCCAAAACCTCAATAAGGATGTTGTTTACCATTTCTAGCACCCACGTCTGGTCTTGGAAGTCAATAAGCGTAGTCGGAATGTCGAGAATGCGAACAATCACGCCTTTTTCTTTGAACCATTGAAGTTCTCGCTTCATCTCGTCTTTGTCACGCCCGAATCGGTCAAATTCCTTAACAATGATCTCATCCCCAGCCTTGACAGTCTCTTTTAATCGTTTATATTGCGGTCGATCAAAGCTGCTGCCTGTCATTTTATCACAAAATACATTCTCATCTGGGATGTCGAACCGATCTCGTGCGATTTTAAGCTGTCTCGCAAGATTTTGCTCTTTGCTCGACACTCTCGCTAAGAAATAACGCATTACAATCACCCATTACTTGTCAATTTTGATTTTATAGGAGTATTCATCCAGTTCCTTCGTGGTTTTCGGCCTAAGAATGACTTCGTAATCCAGTGCTTCTGCAAATTCGCATAATTTTTTCACAGACATATTGTTGCCCTTCAAACGTTCTCCAACGCCAGAAGCAGACTTGTAACCCATATCGTTAGCAAGAACTTCCATCGTTTTAGGAGGGCGGCTCTTAATCATAATGTCTTTAATGATTTCGGTGACAGTCATTTTAATTTCCCCTTTCTTATAACGGCTCCTTTTCTGCATCCATGTTACCATGTTTTCATGGAAATGTCAAGCGTTTGTTTTTATATATTATATAAATATACTCTAGTATGTATAAATACATACTAGAGTAGTATAGGAATGTTTACTTAGTTAATCGCAATCAGGTAGAAAATTTTCTATAATAAGGAGTAATTCTTCCAAACTTCATTTCCGTAAAACTTTGGGTCTTGACAAGCATATTTTCACGCTTTATACTTGTTCCAGCGAAAGCGAGGTGATAGGCTTGGCAAGACGAGCAGAAACCTCGGAACGTGATAAGCTGCGCATGATAAGCACCCGGCTCACTGAGAACCAGATCGCAAGCATGGAGAGCAGCGCAAAGGCATTGGGTATCTCAAAGGTTGATGTTATCCGCATGGGTATCGAGTGGGTAGCATCCTACGTTGAGAACATCAAAGCATAAAAAAATAAGCTACCAGCGGAACTTTGGACGGCAACGCTGATAGCTTATCCACGTCACGAAACGAGAACCTGCAACCACCAAGGGGGCAGTCTCCCTTTTCGGAATCTATTATACCAAAAAGGGCTGCTCTCCGCAAGAGTTAGGAGAAAAAACATGAATTTTCCTACGACAACCGAAGAATTTCTGAAAACCATTGCCCATGGCAAAGAGCCGACCAGCGAGGACAGGGAGTACGCAGAAGCGCTGGGTAAACTGTCCGAACTGAACTACCGGGCAGGGTACGAAGCGGGATCGGCCAAAAATAAGGGTTAAGTTTTGTGCAAATCTACAAACTTTTAGATTTTGTACAGATACCAGTACTACATTAAGCGTTTGCGTAATTGACAAGCCAAAACATATTTCGTATACTGGTTGCACCCACATGAAGGGAGGTGAGTTTATGTACAGTCCTTATCTCGAACGCCACAATCACACGTTCACCGTTGCGCTGACCGAGCGGCAGTTCCAGTGGCTGAAAGCCTATTGCACCGAACACAAGGTCGCACAGGCCGCAGCCATCCGTGACACGTTCTTTGAGGTGCATCCTATCCCGGAGACCGATGAAAAAGAATAAGACGCTCGCTAAAGTTTGCAGACCACAGCGAACGTCTTATGAAACACTCAGAGAGTATAGACCCTCTTTGGGTTATTATACCAGAGATGGCCTACTCTCGCAAGATAGAAAGGTCAAATTTCTATGAATAATAATCTCGAAACCATCCGAATCTTCTCCGAAGATGTTATCCCCGTGTACGACACTGACACCGGCGAAAAGGTTGTGCTGGGTCGTGAACTGCACGAGCGGCTCAAAATTAAATCCAAATATGCAGACTGGTTTAAAAACATGGCTGCCTATGGATTTGAAGAAAACGTAGACTATGCGTCGTTTTCTAAAATTTTAGAAAACGGTGGCCGCTCAATCGAACACGCTATCAGCCTTGACATGGCCAAGCACATTGCAATGATTCAGCGGACACCGCAGGGCATGGAAATTCGCCAGAAGCTGATTGACCTTGAGAAGAACGTAGCCGTCAACCAGTTTGCAGGGGCATCCAAAGAACTGCAAGCAATCTTCGTTCTGGACAACCGTTCCATGCAGCACGAAAAGCGCATCTCTGCTCTTGAAACCAACATGACAGTGGACTATGAGCAGCAGCGTGCTCTTCGCCGTGCGGTAAACCGTGTCGTGGTTGAAGCACTTGGCGGCAAGACATCTCCTGCATACCTTGACAAGTCCACCCGGTGCAAGGTTTACAGTGAATGCAACAAGGATGCACAGGACTGGTTCCATGTGAACAGCATCAGCAACGTTCCTCGCAAGGATTTTGACAACGCCATCGCCTATATCGAACAGTGGCGGCCTTGTGCAAACACCGTAATGATGATTCAGAACGTCAATAGCCAGACTCAGATGGCAGTTTGAAAGGAGAACAACTATGCTTACCGCAGATAAGATTCAGGATATGGGGGAATACCTCAACTACGCTTTCGAGACCATGCTGAAACTCTGGCGCGCCGTTGACTACGGCGAGTGTGTCAACGAGCCTGTTATCGCTTGTGACGGAAATGTTGTCGATAGCGGCCAGCTTTCCTTTGAGCCGGACGAAAACGGCGAGATCGAGCCAGTTTTGCTCCGTGACAGCAAGTGTATCATGCACGATGTGAAGTATTGGATGCCCTTGCCCAATGTTGAGTACCATCCCTATCACGCTGAAATCGTGAAATAAACAGCCTATAAGAAAAGCCAGTGGTTAGAAAATATCTAGCCGCTGGCTTTTTGTGCTATGCGATTATTTTTCTACAAGGTCTGCGATGGCTCCTATTTGTATTTCTCCATTTATTTAACTGGCGTTAATAGAATTTCCGTGCTAATCGAAAGTTCAATATGATAACCGTCTTTAATGGTAACATTCTGCTTTTCGCCAGCTTTTTCAAATTTCAGTACATCGCTCACATCGTCAGAATTTGCATCAGACACAACAAATACTGTCGCTTCTTTGTTTTGATTCTCAACTTCGTATGTACCAGTCGGAACCATGTACCAGATATATTTATAACCACTCTTGTTTGTTTCTTCTTTTCCATAATCACCAAGAACTTCATCAACTAAAACAATAGAGCCGTTCTCTTTTACGGCTTCTTCCGAAGTAACAGACGGATTTTCAGATTCTGTCTTTACAGATGACGCAACGGATGATGTTGGTTTTTCGCTTTCAGAGCTAGCCGAAATATCTGTTTTGTCACGAGGGCTTACCAAATCCATAATAAAGGCCAATACAAACATTATCGCAATGACTTTGAACCAAAATCTTTGATAAACAGGTTTCGGAGGTGTATTTTCTCCACCGCACTGCGGGCAGGTTTTAGCGGTAACTGCTATCCTTGCGCCGCAGTGTTTACATTTTACGAGTTTTGCCATTTTACAATGCCCCTTTCTTACGGTCAAGTATAGCACAGATTAGATCAGGAAAGGGGTCTTTTTGTATTTTTCGGAATTTTTGGAGACTTGCACAATCAGATAGGATTTGTTTTGTGAAGGTGGGGTGGGTGTTGGCAACACGAACCCCGAAAAACGCCTTTTTCTTTGGAAAATTTTATCGCGGGCATGACCCACCCCACCCCCGGCGCTCCCTGTATACCCCGCCGGTGGAGACCCCAGCCCCCAGCACACCTGGACAGACCGCATATCACAGGCAGCAGGGCAGGCCGTGCCAAATGCAAGGCAGACCATGCACGCCCGGACGCTTTACGCGCTGCACCGGTCTGTGCCCGATACCAGACAGCCCGCGCCGTGCAGATCGTACCGGCGGCGGGGTGCTAGAGGGCGGGCAGTGTGTCCGGCAAACTACACTTTTTCGGACGCAAAATATTTTCCATGCAAACATGTATAAGCGTTGCCTGTGCAACTTGACTTTTCCATGGATTCGTGTATAATATAACCAGAACACGGAAACATGGAAACATGGAAACAAAATCAACCACAATACACCAAAACAGGAGGACAAAACCATGATGAACAATAAAGAGATCGATTATACCGCCCGCCCCATTCCGGGAGATTACGAAAGCCGCAGCCATCGCGCGTGTGTATGGTACAACAGAGCCCGCGCCGCGTTTGACCTTGCCACGCTTGACGCGCTGACAACCGCCGCAGATAAAGCCGCTGACCGCGTGCCCACTGAGGCATACGAAAAAGCAAGAAAGCTCCTTGACAGCGTGCAGCGTTGGGGGCTTGCAGATGCAAGAGCGTGGGAGCTTGACAACGACAGCCGCTATTATAATTCTCAGTGGCTCAAAACCCGACAGGCTCAGCTTGCAAAGCGGCGCGTAAAGCTCAACAAAGAGCTTGCAACATACGGCTTGCAAATTGACAGTTACGGCTTGTATCCTTGCATTAGAGAAATCACCAAGCCGGGCACCGCTATGAATTTATTGTACTGGTTTTGATAGGAGGTTTAAGCCATGACAAGAACAGACGAAATCAACACCGAAATCAGAAATCAGGCCGTGCGCCTGTATCCCAAGTGCGCCGGGCTGTTTGAGCTGCCGCTAATGGTATACACTCAGATTGTAGCGGACAACCTGACCCGCTCCAAGCCGTACCGCTTGAGCGTTGAGCGGTGCAAAAAAATCATTCCGGCATTGCCAGAATTTGACTAACGGAGGGCTTACAGAATGATTACTTTGGATTTTACCCAATGGGCCGCCCTCTGGTACGTGGGCGGTATGATCTCCGGCGCGTTGGTAATGATCGCTATTTTAAACAGTTAATAAGGGAGGGCATAAAAATGACAGACTTAGAGCAAAAGTGCAACGAGTACCGCGAATATAAGCGGCTGGCCGAACAGGCGGAGCAGATGCGGGACAGCCTGCGAGATGAAATCATTGCCATGATGCAGGGAGCGCCGGAGGTTATGGCAGGCGCTTGCAAGGTGATGTATAAGAACGTGCAAAGCGTCCGGCTTGATAGCAAGCTACTCAAAACGCTGCACCCGGACATATACGCAGAATGCAGCAGCAAAACCAGCTACAAGCGGTTTAGCGTTGTATAAGGGGGCTCAAATTATGTTATACTATCGTATTCCGGCAGGGCTTGAGCCTGTCGCAATCTCACAGCGCCGCACCTTTACCAATTTTGGCGTTAGAATGGAGGTACACGCATGATTTTTTCCTTCATCCTGTTTTTCTTCTGGTTTTTCTCTTCACTGTTTAAAGCGTCCAAATAAGAAGCATTCCACCCGGTCAGCAATGGCCGGGCTTTTCTTTTGCCTTGCATCCGCTGAGGGTGCAGGGCTTTTATTTTGCCCTGCTACAATACAGCTATATACAATCGTTTACAGCGGTTTTTATATCATTCATGCAGTTATACCACCCACACGGTAAAACAGCGCACAGGGCTTTACATGTGCTTTTCCTACTATTTGCCGTGTTTTGCCGCTGCTGTTGTATGGCTGTGCATCCGGCTATGCCGCACTACCTGCGCCACGCTGGAGCGTATCACAGCGCCTCAGCACCTCCAGAGCATACCAGATACCAGCGCTACGCCCGGACGTTGTACAGGCCAGCACAGCAGCCCTATTATAATAATGTATATAAGAGCGTAGCATACCGCAGACCATGCAAGCCCGGCGGGTTCTGCTCCTGTCGTGTATGGATCGCTGGCAAGTGCTAGACCCGGCGAACCTGCTGAGGGGTCAGCGTCTCAACCTGTACAGGGTCAGCCCTACAGCGTCTCGATGCTTCCAACGTCCGGCGGCTTGCAATCTGGCACCCTCCACCCGGCGGGCGGCGCGGAACTATTGGCGGCTCTCGCCGCAACTCTTTTCGGGCTTTCGCCCGATAGCTAATAGAGGTCAGTAATAGTCGTAGCGTTCCGGCTGAAATAGTCGTAACAGCTTCTGGAATAGTCGTAACCAATAGTCGTAGTTTCTCCAATAAAATAGTCGTGGAATAGTCGTAAAATCGTCAGATGACTAGTTTTTTTGAAAGTCCTATATATAGTATAGTAATGAGCAGTCCGCTAATAGTCGTAGAGTAATAGTTGTTGCGTTTTCTTGCGAATCATCGTCAAATAGTCGTGTATTTTTTGCGTGAAATAGTCGTTTGCCTTTTAGAGAAAAAGAGGTGCGATAGTCGCTAAGTCATCTGACCACTCCCAAAATCACCTCTCGTTCCAATTTCGCATAATTTATTCCTACGCCAGTTATATCTATTTCGTATAATAAACATACTTATTATAGTATACAGATATAGTTACTCCAGACAATCACGGATTATTTCGTATAATAACTCGTACCATCCGATTCTGTCTGTTCCTGCTCGATTTAATTCCTCGTAACGTATTATGGTACTATAGTCTATTCATAGTATTTTGCTAGGAATAGTCAATGCAACATTTTTATATATTCAACCGACTACAAAATGAAGTCAATTCTCCATGTGCAATAGTCGTAGACCATCCACCAGTCCGAACCTCACGCCAGCTCCCGCCTACGGTCTGCTCTGCTGGCTAACGGTGTAGCTTTGGAGATAGAGGGTTGTAGGGGGAAAGAACCTTTACAAGCGATTGAACTCTGGTTCACTGTACTGCTGCTTCTCCCGCTCCTTGTCAATCCACATATCAGCAAATGCCTTCCAGTTGGTGATAGGCTTTCCAGTCTTGGTCATCCAACCTGTTCCCTCATAGTAGTTCATAAACCTGCTGGCAAGCCTGTTCTCACACCCAGCATCCAAAAAATACTCGCTCACATCCTCGAAGTCCGGCGTGTTGGCGTTAACATCGGGCGGGTCGCCCGCTTTCTTAATAACTTTTTTTCTTTTCTTTTCTTCTATATTAAGGAGGTGAACGATTGTTCCCCTCACAGGTGAAGTATCGTTCACCTCAGAGGTGAATGATTGTTCACCTCCCTTTTCGCTCTTTGACGATTCTTCCGGCACTTTGACGTATACCTTATCGGGTTTGTTCTTCCCTTCACGCTTGCGCTCGATCAACCCAGATTCTTCCAGCTCTTTCAGAGACTTCTTGACCCATCGTTCCGTGAATCCAGTATCGGCAGCAAGGTCTTTGATGGGATACACGATGTATACTCGCCCTAGTTGGTCAGCAAACTTTCCGCTTCTGCTTGCCCTCTGTGACGACCTTGCACGATTGAACAGGTAAATGTAAACAATTTTCTCTGTTGGGCTAACGTCAATAGTCGAGAGGAATCGAGGGTAGACCATGTACCCATTGACCTTTGTATCGGCTGTCATGTATTCCATTTTCTCCTCCTGCAATAGTCGTAGACCTCTACAATGCTCTCACAGCCCCGTAGAGCCGTGCCAGAGCTGTTTTCTGTGTTTGGTCGATAAAGTTTGCCGTCTGACGCTAAAAGCGTTTGTAGGGCTTCTGTGCGCGTATATGCAAAAGGCTGCCATTGCTGACAGTCCACGCGCTCAGATTCCGTATTTGTCCTTTTTGCTAAGAACGACCCACCCCAAAAAGTTGAAAGAATTGCATTTTTCTACTCTTTCAAGCTTTTTGGCAGCAACAACGGTTTTCCCGTCCTCGCTTCGTCTGTGCAAATTATGGAACAGGCAATAGTCGCCTTGACGATGCACGCAAGCATCACACAGACCATATCTGCCTTTTCCATCTCGCACGCTTTCTATGAGATTTTCAAGCGCATCCATATCGTTCTCCCTGCTCTTTCGTTTACTCAATAACGCCGATTTTTTGCAGAGCACTATAAGCAATCAATACAATGCACCAAAGAATTGCTGGCATTCCAATCATCGAAAATATTTCCATCGTAAAACTTTTAGTGTGTTTTTCTGCCCATTCCGAAAAAAATGCAGAGCCAAATGCAATAAAAATAATCGCAGCAAAAGCGAATACCACATCGTTCAGCGTCATCTTTTCGTTCTCCTTTCAGTCCATCCAAGTATACTCTTGGAACCGTTGAATCTGCTTGTTAAACGTGATGGGAAGGTCGCCTATCTCACCTTCCTTGTTCTTGCTTAGCCGGAACAGGTACTTATCGGGGTTATCGCCGGACAGAAGAATGATCGCATCAGCGTCCTGTTCAATCTGTCCACTCTCTCGCAAGTCGGAGTTAGTAGGCGTTGCTCCGGGCTTGGATGGGTTTCGATTCAACTGTGCCAGAGCCACCACGACAATGCCTGTGGTCTGTGCCAGCTCGTGCAGGGCAATGGATATAGCTGTAATGGCGGCATATCTGTCCTTTGCGCCTGTTTCGTGGATGAGTTGAAGATAGTCTACGAAGATGATTTGAGCCTTTTTACGGAGAGCCTGAGCCTTCATCCACGCCACGTTCTTTCCGGCAGCGGAGCGGATATATAAGGGCATTTTCATGTTCTTTGCCTGTCCGTCAATCTCATTCAAGCTAACCGCTTTGTTTTTCACCGTGTCCAGAGGGCAGTATATTTGATTAGCCATCAGACGCGCGCCCAGCTTGCGTTTGCTGGTTTCCAAGCTGAAATAGTACACGGTGTAGTCCTGCTTTGCCATGCTTGCTGCTATTTGCAAGGACAAGGCTGTCTTGCCCGCAGACGGTCTGCCGCCGATAATAATGAAATCACCCGGTGAGATGTGCAACGCTTCATCCAGACGCTCTAGGCCCGTCTTGATATACACAGGCTTCTCGTCCATGTGAAGCACATAGTCGTTCAGCACATCCTCGTATGTCCACGCATCTTCTTCCTCAGCTTTCAGGCTCATCGCCTCGCCCATCTGCTGATAGATGTCTGATAAATCAGAATAGTCGGTAAGCTCGCTGGTCATCTGAAATGCCAGACCTTGCACACGAGTGAGTGCAGCTTGTTCTCTGATAAGCTGTGCCCAACGTTGCATCTGCTCTCTGTCAATGCGCACGCACTCCGATTCGCAGGTCTGCACACACGCTAAAAGCGTCTGCGCTACGTCTGGATGCTGCGTGTTTATCTCGACTATATCTATCTTGCCCCTAGCCGTCCAATAGCCCTGAACAGCCGCAAAAGCGTCTCTCAGTTCAGGTCTAAACAAGTCAAGTTCAAGGTCTGGTATAATTTCATCCACAACGCCCGGCTTGCAGAGCATCAGCGCCCCGATAAATACCGTTTGAACGTCCATTGTCATAGTCTAGGAAACTCCATCTCCGTACTTTGCTCGTACTGGTCATCCTGTTTCAATGCGTAAATGTCCTGCCATCCGGCATAGATGCTCTGGTCGAGAATAGCTTTCCAGTCATGCCGATCAAACTTTTCCAGCTTGTTGCAGAGCATCTGTTTTGCCCGGTCTGTCATAGGCTTTTTGATTCTTGTACGCATCTGTGCGAACTCTCGCAGGGATTCCAGCAGGGCTTTATCGCCATGAGCAAAGTCGGAGAAGATGTCAGGTTTCTTCTTGACTGCACTCTCCGGCAAGGTCTTGACGTTCATCTGACTGTCAGTTGATACAATGGGTTCATTGTCATCTGACTTTGAACTCATAGATGAGCTGACCTTCATCTCATTTATGACATGAGGATGAGCTGACTTTCGTGTGGACCATCCTTTTGACGCAATATCACTTCTTTTCCACTCTTCATCGAGCAAATGCTTAATTAAAATGAAACAAGATTCTGCTTTTTTTGAGTTCAAAGTTGCGTCTTTTTCTTCAAAAACGTATGCACAGATTGCATCGTATAGTTCCAACTTTTCTTTGCTTTTGAGTGTGGAGATGGCTTCAAAGTAATATCGTTGGAATGTAAAGCTGTCTCGTTTTTTGTCCATACCTATCCCCCATTAAAACAGGCACTCAGCGTCAGACTCACGCAGCCAGCCTTCACCCGGAATATTGACTATCTCATAATACTGCCGTGCAACGTAAATTGTTTTCTGCCCATCCTCAGCAATCAGGCCGACAATCAGATAGTTGCCAGCAGCCATAAAGAACCAAGGGTTGCTCTTGTAGGTCTCGCCCTTCATCCAGTTTTTCATCCTGTTCACGGCTTTTTCAATATCCTTATCGGGGCAGTCCGGGTTTTTGTACGCAAAGAAATCCTCAGGAAATTTAAGTTTTTTCACTTTCTGAATCCCTCTCTCGTTCTCGTGATTCTCTTATGCACCTTGACAGGTCTTGTGCCTTTGCCATACGCTGGTCGGGTATGTTTTGCCTTGATGTACCCGCAAGGTGGCTTCGGCCCGAAGTCAAAAAAGCTAAAGTCCATAACGATGATGCCAAATTTTTTGTTTGTCATGTTTACTGCTCCTTACGCATACCATTTTGGTGCTTCATTGAAGATTTCAACGCCTTTCGCAAAGCCCATCTTTTCTAAGGTTTCACACATGATGCTATCCATCATGCTGTGAACGATTTCTTCATCATCGCCGTACTTTTGGTACGCTTCCTGCATTTCTGTCGTGAATGTGTCAATCATATCTTGCGTAACAACGATATTGTTTTCCATAAGCCCTCCTATACCATCGGAAACGTCATTCAATGCGTCACAGGACACTGAATGTTCGGGTCAATAGTCGGTGTTGCATCAATAGCATCCAGCACCTCATCATAGAAAGCTCCTCCATCGGGATTCGAAAACGAACTAGCTCTGTCTGCGTCCAAAGCGCATTTTTCAATCTTCTGGCGCAGCGCATCTGCATCAATCGGTCTCATATCTGTCAACCCTCCGGCGCATAAATGCGCATCCAATGTGTGACCGTCACGTTATCCGGCAGTCTCTCGCCTATCTCGTCCCAGAACTGACCGTCTGCGTAACAGCCAAGAAAGTACGCTGTCGGCGAGATTCCTTGCAACATTTTTCCATCTTTGTCACGCCACGTTGTCTTAGCCGCAAGCAACAAAGGCTGTGTCCGCTCTCGTGGCAGCTCGCTTGCTGGATGCCAAAGTGTGTTAGCCATTATTTTTCCTTTCTTCAAAATTTGCGCAATATTCGGGAGGAATGTTGAAAGGCTTTTTGAACGGCACTTTGCAAACATATCTGTAATATTCTTTTTCTCTCGGGGAACGCTTATAATACAGGTTCTTACATCGGTCGCAAATAGACGTTTGCTTTGCGGGTACATCGTGAACGATTAAAAGAATTACAGCTATACCACAAATAATGATTATCACCGCATTTAATGCTGTATCAAACATCCATTCTTCTCCCTTCAATCTCCGTCCCATACGCCGTCAGGACGCATCTTTGCAAACGCCAGCAGACCGTACAAGGCACGTTTGGCGTTGCCCTCTGTGGCGTGCCAGTAGTCTCTATCGTCTACATCGTCACCTAATGCAGAAATAGCCTTTTCAAGCATCGGGATGCTTTCTGCGCCTGTTTTACCATAGATAGAGCGGATGCCCTTGCTACCCAACACATCGTCACGACGAAAGTACTTTCCATAATTATAGGTGATATTAAGCCACAGTTCTTTTGTTCCTCCAATGGAATGAGTACCGCCAGCAACAAAGTGCGTATCATCCACTTCAAGCGTTTCATGCGTTACAGGATCGCACAGCGAAATATCATAGCTCATATTCGTCTAGCTCCTTTCTGATTTGCTGGCGTTCAATCTGCTTCAATCTTGCCTTTGCCAGCTTGCGGTTGTCAGCCTTGCAGATAGCCCAGTTGTTGCGATGATTTGCCCAGCAAGCGTATCTGTGGCTAAATTCGCTTTGGTCGTACCAGCCCTTGCCAATAAGCCCTTTATAGGTCTGCTGACGTTTCATCTTTCTTCTCCCATTCCTTGCATCCACGTTCGTCCCACACGAAGTCTGCAACGTGTTCTGACTGGTCGTTCACGCACACGCCCTCCGGCTCTGCGTACCATTTGCAAGAGCCACAGGACGGCTCAGATTTGTTCTTGCAGGATTCTGCCGTACATCGGATAGATTTGCCAGCAGAGAACTGCTTGATTCCCATGCAAGAGCAATGTTCGGTGGTGCAGTAGAAGTTCATCCGATTTTCCTCCAACCAATTAACTCGCAGACACCAATCGTTACAGGGTCGCATCTGTGAATAACTATGTCCCCTGTTCTTTGTTCCTCGATAGGCGGTCTGTAGACAAATCCTTTTTCTTCTGATTCAAAAAATTCATCGAGAATGTTCTCCGGCAAAATTAAAAATCCATAAGAATCTAAGATGGTATCGCATTGCTTGCATTTATAGACGCAAACTTTTTTCATTTTCTCTGCCCTCTCTTTCCCCTGTTGAACCGCCCGATCACTCGCTTATACTCCGCATAACACTCCGGGCACAGGTCGCCTGTGTCCCTGCGCCACGCCCAGTCCTTAAAGTATTCGTCAGGGTTCATCATCCTGCCGCCCAGAACTGCTCCGCAGCGGTCACACACTCGCTTGTGGTAGATTCCTCTATCAGTTTGCATTAGTTGCTCCTTTTGCCAAATTTCTTCTGCATCTTAGCCCTCAATGCTTCGATACGCTCCTTATCGTCAGTGATAATCTCATACTTGTCTCCAGACCATCCAAGCGGAACATCTTCCGTGTATTCGATATAGATTTTTTCCGGGTGCGTAGGCGGCTCATAGGGGAACGTCACGTTTTTGCGAAAGCGGCTACTTGCAAACCACGTAAGACCACCGTTGTCAGAATAAGCGATTGCGTCAATGTCATATACTTCAATCGTGTTACCTTGTGCATCAGTGGTCTTGAACACGCTTGAGCATCGTTTGTTTTGGAAGCATCCTTGTCCCATTTTGTCCGACACTTCTGTCCATTCATCATCTTCGCCCGTCAGCGGCGTGAGTGGCTTGAACCGTAAAAGACGTTCAAGAACGGACATTACGTATCCAGCAGAGATTTCACTGTGTCCTTGACTTGCAAAAAGTTCAACAATGTCAAGGACGTTCTTGTTGATTGCATCCTGCAACCCGTCTCCGTCTTTCGTAATACGTGCAAGTTCTGATTTTGCATATTCTATGGAACCACTCATTTTATTTTTCCTCCCCAACATCCTTGAACAGGATTTCTTTGTAGGCTTTCCAGTCTTTGATTTTGCACGGAATGTCTGTGCCGGGTACGGTCTTTTTCAGCCCATCCATCTGCCAGACGTTCCATGAGATGATAGCAGCCATGTTGCGAACCTTCCCAGCGTCAGGCTCTATGCCAAACAGCCACTTAAAGTTCTCTCGCCATGTCAGGAGCATATTTGCTCTTGCAAGCAACAGGCTGTCACCCTGCCACTCATAGCCGTATGTAGTCGTCGCTGCGTCCTCTGCCACATCGTGCCATGTCCAGACATTCCAATCAAACCAGTTGTTTACACATTTCAGTTTGCGGTCAAATAGTCCTTTCCGTTTTGGTACTGGAATCTTTTTGCCTGTTACCGTGTCGTATCGGTTCACAAGGAACGGTGCTTCTCCGCAGGTGATTTCAAGGACTGTTGAATGGATGTACTTGATAGGCTCTTTCTTCATATCGGGCATCGCACCGTTTTCTTCGCCTATGTCTATCATATTTTCGCAAACCCAAGAAGGAGTGAAAACCTCTGCTTTTGCTTTGGTTCTTTGCTTCTGCTCATCCAGACGCTTGAGAACTCGTGGCACTGGCGGGCACTTCTTGATTTGTTCTAACGTGATTTCATCCGCAAAGCCTGCGCCTAGTTCAGGCGGTGGCTCTGTCGCCCATATGATGTTTTTGCCGGTAGTACGGTCTTTAAGCAAGATAAACAGCACCGCTGAAAGAATCGGGTCGGAGAAGTCAACCAACCGTTGTTTCATTTTTCGCCACCTCTCTGTACTCAACGTCAATCCCCTTCGGCAAAGCCGTCTGGTACTTCTGAGCCAACTGCTCTGCGCTCTGAGCGTCACCCAACGGCTGTTCAGGCGGTGCAACGGTGACTTCCACGTTGTCGCGCATACCAAAATAGTTCTTGGCTCGGAAAATCCACTCTGCCGGGTTCTCCTGACCATACATACCGTTGTACGCCCACATGGACTGCATTTGCAGAATCAGCTTTAGGATGTACTTCTGCTGCAAGCTATCATCACGGCGTTTGCCCGCCATGATCTGCTTCAGGCTCACCCATTCAATGCCCAGAACCAGTGCAATCCATTCCACCACAGGGGAGATTCTGGCTTCGATGCAAGCGTCAAAAAAGAAGTCAAGGCGTTGCTGTACTTCAATTGGGTTGTTCATGTCCACGCTTGGAAGATCGCCAAAATACTTGGCTGCAATCATGCCGATGACCTTCTTGTCCTCTTCATTACCGATTCTCGACTGCAAATCGCCCGTGTTCATCATCTTAGATTTCTCGATAGCCAACTCTTGCTGTTCTTTCACCTTTTTACTCACCTGTGATCGGATAGATTTCCGCTTGTTAAGCATCTGCTGTTTCTTCTTCTCACGCTCTTTCTCGCGCTTCGCAGCGGCTTCTTCTTTCGCCTTTTGCGCCCGCTTCTCACGCTTTTTCTTTTCAGCTTCGGTCAGCGGCGGTCTGCCACGACCACGCTTCGGGGGTGTTGCCATGTATCAAGCCTCCTTGATGGGCTTCCAAACAGGGTATGCGTATGGATGCTTTGCAACGCCATTCCACAACCATTTATATGGATAACCTACGCAATCGGACTTTGTGATCGGTCCGGCAATCGCCATCACATAGCCGTTTTCATCTGCATCTTCTTTCTTAGGTGGTTGCTCAAATGTGCTTCTCCACAAGCCCTCAAACCCGATTTCGCTATAAGAGCAGATTTCAAAATAATGCGTAGCCATCCCAAGTTCTTGCTCAATATCGCTACGGATGCTCTTGTCATCCTCGTCTGCTTCGGTTTCGAGAACAAGGTAAATTCGCTTTTTCACACTCTCACCTCTTCATCTTCTTTTCGATGCTGTCCAGCTTCTGTGCAATCTGCCAGACTGAACAGCAACCGTCCAACTGCCGCCACCAAGCGCACTTTTCTTTCTCGCAGACACACCGGCCAAGCGGATTGCTGGTCATCTTCATCGGGCAGTAAAGTTCGTTGTCCATCATTTCCACCTCATCACAACAGCCGTACAAACGACCAGACACACGTTGATGAACAGCCAAACGAGCATTGCCTGACGCTCTTCAAACAGGTTGTCTGCCATGTCTTTGATTGTCCGTTCAGACTGAACTACTACCGCCAGCAGGACTAGGCAGACCAGCCAGCGAGTTGCAAATTCAAACATACTAATCCCTCGCTGTTACTCACTTCTGTTCTCCTTTCAGCCAGTCGTTCAACTTTGCCATGCAAGAGGGGCAAAGAGCAACAGGCTCCATATCACTTTGCTTGTACCAGTCAAGAGGAACATAACTGTGGTCAATCACAACCTTCTGTACTGCGTTTCCGCAGCCTTTCCATTGTTCGCTTGTTTCGGATGCTCCGATTGTCATGGTATTGTCGTACCATACAAACGTATTGCCACATCTATCACACTTAAGCGTCTCTCCCATGTTCTTTCTCCAATCTCTTTAGCAGTTCATCCACGTCATACCGCCAATGAACACGCAGCCTTTTTGCTTTGACCTCTATTCCCTCTTGCTCTGCCCACTGCCAAGGGATGCTCTTGCGACTCTCGTTGTAACGGAACGCCAGAACCTTGCTTGCGGGGATTGCAAAGGTGCGGTTGACCGCTCTGTAATTAACTATCACATGGGCGGTCTGACCGCTATACCCCATCGCATCCACCATCTCAGTGATGTGCTTTTCCTTGCGGTACTTGCACTTTTCCTTGTCGTACTTGCCGAACACCTTTTCCAGAGGAATAGAGGGCGTTTCTATGGTTTTCAGTTCAAACAGGTGGTTCATCGGGTATCGGTACACAAGGAAGTCGCAGATGTTGTCGATGGAAAACGACAGGTTCTCGTTGCCGCCGTAGTAGGTGGCAGCGCTGTCTTTCAATCTGTAGCACCACGCATCGGACGGGACGGATGCTTTGAAGTCTGCTTCAAACTGTTTGCCGGTGTTCATGCGTTGTCCTTTGGTTCATCGGGTAAAGGCATCCAGTGGGTTACGTTTTCAAGTCGTTTTTCATCAAATGTTGTCAGCCAATCACCATCATCTGTAAGTACTGCCGTTTGCATTCTGCTATTTTCGTCATATATGGTTTTATCAAACACCAGAACAGGCTTGCTCTCATACCAAAGCGTACACTCTCTGTCGCCGTCCACTTCGGTAACTTCTTCCGTCATCTCTGGTAACTTGTCTTTGACATTGATCCACTGATTCATCCTCGTTCACCTCTAAATTCACTTCCGAGAAACCGTTTCTTCCCTTTTTCCCGGTGCTTGTCCTCATAATCACGGTGGTACACGCTTTGGCTGTGGTTTAGCTCATACACGAATGCCTTGCGTTCCTCGAAGTCTTTCTTCTCTGCTTTGTACTTTTCGCAAGTGTCGTGGCAGGCTTGGTGGCGCGATGTGCAGTTGAGACAACAAGTAATCATTGTTTTACCCCCATTGTTCGGACATTGCCTTTGCCACGCCCTTAAAAGTCTTTGCGCGGTTCCTTGCACGGTCAGTGGTAAACATTCCCTTGTGCTGCTCACCATGCTTATGCGAGTAAGACCCAGACGGGCACCATGTCGCGGTAGGTTCTACGATGTTTGTCGGGTGCAACGGCGGTACACCGCGCTCCCACAGTAGCGTTTTCTTGCTGTATGGATGCCCATATTCATATGGCTGGATTGCCTGCGTAGGCTTCGGATAATCAAAAATCTTGCTGGGAGTAGGATTCTCAATCACTACTTTTTCGCAATCTGCCGCCCACACGGCAAGAAAAAGCGCCTTGCCGCACAATCCCTCATAATACCGGGAAAGATTGAGCTTTCCTCCTTTGTACAGATGTCTTGCTCCCGCGTTGCTCGTCTTTGTGCAGGGGACAAATGCGATAATCATATCCCAGCGTGGCACATCATGCGCGATTCCGTCCATGGTCACAACCTGCCCCCCCCTCAATAGCCTTTAGGCAGTCACCGAGAATATGCCATTCTGGATGCCCGCCGGACGGCTCAATCAGGTCGCACGAGTAGGCTTCATGCCCACGGGCACGAAATGCTTTGCAGACTTCCTGCGATTCCTCACAGGCAACTAAAACTTTCATCTTTCCAAACGCCCGTCCAGCCAGATAGCACAGCTCTTATATAAGGTAGGCGGTTCGCCTTTTGTCCCGGTAGCGTAACCGTTAGTTAAAAGGGAGATCAGAACTGTCGTCAATCACAGAGAAGTCATCCGTGTTGCCCTGCGAGTAGTTTTGCGGCGCATCCTGCGCCCGATCAGCGGGCTTGCTGTCAGACTTGCCACCGCAGAAGTCAACCTTGTTCGCCATGATTTCCGTTGCGGTGCGGTTGTTCCCCTGCTTGTCGGTATACTTCCGGGTCTGGATGCTACCAGTCACAAGAATCAGGCTGCCCTTCTGAAACCACTTGGAAACAAACAACGCCGTATTACCAAATGCGGTGCAGTTAAAGAAGTCGGTTTCCTTCTGACCTCCGCTCTGACGGTCGCAAGCAATGCTGAACGTGCAAACATCCTTGCCGGACTTCGTGACCTTAGCTTCGGGCGTGTGAACCAGACGCCCCTGAATTGCGATAGAGTTGAGCATTATTTAGCCCTCCTTCGGCTGTTTCTGGGCGCAGTCCCAACACAGGACACGCCCAAAGCGTTTCTTTGTGCTTCTTGCGGTTTCCAGCGGCGATACGGTGCGGTTGTTGTACTGAATAGGCTGCAACTGCTTTCCGCAGAAAGCGCATGGGGGAATATTTTCTGTCTCCGCTTGCTTCTGCACAGGCTTGCTGGCTCTGCTTGCCGTCTGCTTCTGGTACTCATCCGTGTCAGCGTCTTTTGTATCGTCAATGCAGAACAGACCGTTCAGAGCGTACTTTCTAGCGTAGCTGCTTGCAGTGCCGGTAATCTGTGAATCGTCCATGCCCTTCTTAAATTCAGGCTCACGAGCGTATGCAGTCACCGTATAGGTGGCTCCATCCTGCGATTCAACCGTTGCAGTGGCTTCGATATAATGCCAGCTATCAACGATAACAGGCTTGTCGGAAAGCCGCAGCACAAGGCTATGCGCTTTCAAGATTGGCTTGACCGCTTCGAGAATGTCCTCGCACGAGCGGTACTTGTAGCCACCGAACTTGTTCATCTGCCCCTTCGGGGCTTTCAGCTCTGATTGAACAGCCATCAGAGCTTCATGGATTTTGCTGTTGTCCATCAATTATTTTCCTTCCTCGCTTCTTTTCTCGCTTTACGGCAAGCCGGGCAACGCTTAGGCAATGCCATGTTATGCGATTCAAAGAAAATGCGTTCTGCACGGGTGATTTCAAAAGGCTTTCCGCAATCACGGCAAATTTTCTGAACGCTCGTGTCCCAGCCCCAGGAAGCTCTTCTTGCGGCATCTTCGACAGCAAACGCTTCCTCGATTCCGTCATAAGGTCTCCTGACAAGCATATGCTGCGGTGCATGACCGTTTCTGCGAAGCGTTTCCTCCAAATTGTCCCTTTTGCAACTTGTGCAAAGAGTTTCTGTGCTGTTCGGGAACACTGAAAAAGGCTTATTGCACTTTTCGCAGTGCTTAATTTCTTTCTTGTATTTGCTCATTTTCTTTCCTTTCTTCGGCTTCATTAGGCTTCATTGTTTTTACTTTGGCTTAATACGACTGTACAGAAATCAACCAGCCATCAGTTCTGCCAACTGTGCACGGAGGTCTTTCAACTCCGCTTCCCTGTCCTCGATTTCAGACTGCAAGTCCTCGATTTCAGCCAGACGGTCTGCTTCTTTGGCTTCTGCCATCTGCTCGTTGGTCATAAAATACACGCCGTCCTCCGGCTCGGTCACACCACCGAATCTGTCAAGGTTAATCATCTTTTGGTCGCCCTCTCTTACGTTCCTCTTTGATTTGCAGTGCACTGTACCACTGGTCTTTGTCAATTTCGATAGTAGACCACCGATGGTTACAAACAAGACACTTTTTTCTGCGAACGATGCTGTCGTGGTCAGACCGGCTGTCAACCGTTGTAATGTTGTCACTACCGCACATCGGGCATTTCATCGTGCATCCCTCCACTCGTTGGTGTGGTGGGCTACCCGCTTGATTTTGCGGCATTCTTGCTCGCTGCGTTCGTCTTCCTCGGCGCTGACTGCCAGTGCGCACAGGACAATGGCCGTTGCGAGAAGCCCGCAGGACACAATCACCCAGCCAAGCATCTGCGCTGTGGTCTGGCATCCTTGAATCGCACCACCGCAGCCAACTGCTGTGATTGCCGCAACCAGACCGATCACGGACAGCGTCGTCCCTTTCAATGTTTTCATCGGCTCTCCTTTTTGTTTCCAAAATTAAAAATCCATCCAGTTGCCATTACGGCAGCCGCTACGATGATTCCCCATGTGCCTTTTGCACCGACCAGCAATTCAACGAGGTGCACAAGCCACAGGTTCAAAAGGAATGCTGCCAACACTACTGCAAGAGCAACACTCCATATCAAAATAATTTCTACAAGTACTTTCATTTCTATCCCCTTTCCATGCCATAGCTGGTCTATGCAATTCCTTCGCTACGTTTTGCGATGCATTTCCTTTGCTTATCAATTCCACTCATTGCATCTCTTAGCCTTTGCGATGCACCGCCTCTCAACGCCTTCGCTGCTCGCATCGATGTTTCGCTTTGCCGTTGCTTATCAAAGCCACGCCTTGCATACATAGCCATTGCTTTTCCAATCTTTTCCTTGCCATTCCATTGCTCGTCAAATCAGCGCATTGCCTTTGCTAATCCTATCGCGGCGTTGCCTTGCCATAGCGGTTAATTGAGGATTTCGTAGGTATAACGGCCTTTGCCGCTGTTGCGCCACTGACCGATGCCACGCAGAGCACCGTAGTCCAGCCACTCACGCACGACCTTCTCGTGAGAATCGTCCAGAAGAACGATTTCAAACTCGCAAGTCGAGCCAGCGGGAATCTGCTCGCTGTTGGCAAGGCTTACACGTTCACCCTGTGCAGTCTGGGCGCGGAGAGGGCGCTGGCACTCGGTAATCTCACCGTTCACATGAATGGGAATCATGCGGGGCTGAACGAAAATCAGACCATCAATGACCTTCTTGTAGGCCGTCAACTTGCCGCTTTCGTTCACGGCCTTCTTCTTGCCAGTTTCGGTTTTGCCACCGATACGACCCAGCATACCGCAAGAATCCTTGAAGAAGCCCTTGATTTGGTAGTCATACAGGATGGGTTTGCCGTTCTCGTTGCGAGGGAACACGGTCATGCCCTTGTCTGCTACGGCATCAGCGCCCAGAGCTGCCACCTCATCCTCGATGGTGTTTGCATCAGGGGACTTGCTGGCGATGAACTCTCGCGCGATGTTCTGGTTGCTAGGCCAAGTGCCGAGAACTGCTTCGATGAATGTGATTCTGACTTTGATTTTTTTCATTTTTGTTCACTCTTTCTTTCTCGATGTGTCTTAGTCGGTCTTTCTCCCGGCTGTGCCAGCGGATTTCCAGCTGACCGTAATATTTACCGTTCATAGGTCAACTCCCCTGTTGCGAGCATCTGTGACACTTCGCCGTAATGCTTGCCCAGTTTGTCCGCAAGGGCTTGTACTTCTCCGATGGACGGAAACGTCTTTTCCGGTTTGTGCGCTGCCTTCTTGCGTTTCCTGTCACGCTCTTTGTCAACCTTGCGCTTGCATTCTGAACAGTACTTTTTTGTCGGTCTGACAACGCCAAGATACAGGCCGCAACGCTCACAGTACTTTTCTTCCACGCTGCATCTCCTCTTTCAGTCTGGATTCCCGATTGTGACGTTCAAAGCACTGGTTGATGGATTTCTCCATCCACAGCACCTTGTTGGCATCGTTTCTTGACACGCCAGCAGCCATTGCCAGCTTCAGTCTGCGCTTGTGGCTTTGCGCTTTGCGAAATTCCATCACCAGCACTCACCAGCCTTTTTGGTGATGAACGCAGGCACATCCCTGCCGGTAGTCCGACACAGGCAGACACATTTGGCAACCCAAATATCAAAAGAAGCAGAATGGATGCAGCACGTTGCATTTCTCTTAAAGCTTTCATTATCCGGTTTACTAAGCCAAACAGAAACTGCCTTGTAGTCATACGCTTCCGTGACTCTGCACCATTCGATGCTATACCCATCCAAACACAGTCGGTTCATAATACGCATTGCCATAAGCTTTGCTTCGATGAGTTCTCCTTCTGTCCACTTCAGCTTGTCCGCTTCATAGACCTTGACCGCCTCGTCAATGGCGTGGTGCGCTTCTTCCGGGTATTCAAGGTCTACTTTCAAGGTGATAATCTGCTCCATGTTCAGTCCTCCCATCCTCCGAAGTCTTGCTGTTCTGCAACAGCCCTGGTCTCGATTCTCGGCGTGATGCCCAGCTTCTTGAGCTGCTCATGGATGAGTTTTTCACCCTCGACCGTCCAAACCGTCGTGTTCGGGATATAAGTCTTGCCGTTGGAGCGCTGAATGGCTTTGCCTTTTCGATTCTTGGTGTAGCCCTTGCCCTGATAGGGTTTGTACAGCACCCACTGACCGTCGCTGTCTTTGTACTGGACTCGCTGGCTGTAAAGCAGCTTGTTCAGCTTTTCAGCAGGCAGACCGTAGTCCTTTGCAATGCTGGTGGCTGTCCGGCAGTTGTCCGCAATGCACACAGCTCGAGCGAACTCCGCATCCGGTGTCAGCTCTGCAATCCGCTTGTCTTTCTCCTCCAGCTCCTCATGCGCTGCGATCAGTGCAGTTGCAAGAAGCTGCGACCGGGTAA